TTGTAATAATAAATTAATGCTTTAAACCATTCAAGAGCGTTTGTGCTACTTGAAATATTGAAATAAAAAGTAAAATTACCAGTCTGGTAATGGTTATCTGGTTCTATGCTCCAGGTGATCCCATAGAAAACATCTGTGTCTGTGGGATCTGAAACTGTTTGCTCCTCCAGTCTAAATGTTCTGGCTCTGTCTTCGGGATCCGGTGTGAAATCAGAGATCTCTGTCTGGTAAAATTCTTTCTCGATAAAAACTTTATAGATCTGGTGCGGGATCAGATACAGATTTACCTGCCCATTCGCATCGGTATAAAGACTTGAAACCTCCTCGAAACTATCGGTTGTATTTATGTATCTTTTAAAAGTCATCTTTGCATCAATGATCGGTTCGCCATAGTAATCTCTCACATAAAGAACATAGAGCAACCCGTATTCTTCATCTGGATAGATCCCATAATAGTAATATTCGATTTTGACCATTGCTGTGTCATTATCAACTGCGCTTGCATTTATGATACACTGGGATCCTACAATATCGTATTTGTCTTCTGGAATAAAAACCCAGGTGTAATATATATTTCCCTCGCCATAATATCCTACTTTAACAATTGTTGAGTTTTCATCGAGAACGTCTTTGCTTACATTTACATGGGTGCTGTTTGCTGTATAGTTGTCACTGGAGATCGGCACCCAGTAACTTATACTACTATTGTAAACACTGACCTCCACAATTTCTGTTGCAACATATGAAAGAGGGATTATTAGATCCAATGCCGGGTTTGTTACGCTTTTTGTGTCTTCATGGTATTCTCGGCTGTCACTGCTCACTGTATATTTTGCAACCTGGATTATTTCTTCTATTTCGTGATCCAGGTTTATTGTCTGGTCAATTGTCGGATCTGTGACACTGGCGCTGTCTGTATGTGCAAAGAGTTGTGGTTCGCTTGGAATGTCTCCGCCTCCGCTTTCATCCTCGCTTTTTGGCAAATAAGTATTCACAAGATAAAAATGATTATATTCAAGATCTCGATAGTAATATCGCACTTCATAGCCATCGCTGTCGATCTGGATCGCTGTTTTGTTACCAACTGGGATGTCATCGACATCTATGTAATATGTATTTACACAATTGTAAGCGATGAATGTGTCGGATCCATCCTCCGATGTCACGAAAAGATCAAAGGTAAGATTTTCACTTGGGTTGCTTTCATTAAAACAATTTACTGCGACTACCCCCCAGATTGCCTCCAATGCTTTGCTGTAACAGTTAAAAGTTGAGTTGTAACTAAAAATACTGAAATACCCTGTTGTCATAGGTGAAAAACTATAGTTTGATAAAACATTACTATCTTGCACTATTGTCCCGTCACTTGGGCATTCTGGATAATCAATCTCACTATATACAACCACATCGCTATCGCTACTTGGTGCGGATGTCCAGTTTAACTCCTCGATGTTTGTTGTTGCATTGTAAACCTCTGTGATATTATACGGAGGAGGCAAAACATAAAAAACATCAGCAAGTATTCTGTATCCCCGATAAATCATTGTATCGTTATATGCAGTGACCGAGACGTTTACACTGAACCATCCCATGTCTTCATAGTCAAAATGATCTGGGTATTCATATGTAAAATTTATTTTTCTATGAGTTGAGTTGTATTGCACTACAGATGAGGTTTTGTTGTAACTATCATCGGATGTGTCATTATAACTTATTATTGTTGCAGAGAAATCTGTAACTGTCCAGTCTGCGGGTGCATAAGCATATGCTGTAATGTTTACCTCTGTTGATCCACAGTTGCAGAGATATGCAGGTGAGGAACTTACATCACTTACAAAAGTGCAATTGTAATATGTGGATCCATCCCAGGAATAATTAATAAAATCACTACCTAATATTACTGTATCGAAATCCTGGGTTGATCTTGTATTTAGAATAAAGTTTCCCGCTCCGAGATTAATGTTTGGATCTATTATCAAAGCAGTTGCAGTGTTACCAAAAAACAACATTAAAACTAAAAACCCATAAAGAATTAAAGTTGTCTTTCTTTTTTTTTTAGATAACATATCTGCATTACCCTATATTTTTTTTAGTTATTCCAAAGCCATCCAGAGCCAGAGTATACTGCTATGTCGCCTGTTGTAGTATTTACATATGCACTTCCTGCGACTGGATGTGCAGGTGCGCTTGTCGGAAATGTAAACTCATCCCATCCATAGTTGCCTCTGAAAACTGTTCTTGTCCCATGATCTGTAATTAGATCGCCTTCTCTTACATCGTTATATGCTAAAATAACATCGGCACCATAAACATCTATCCCTTCGGCGTTGTTAATCAAAATATTTCCCATGACTGTAACAAAATGCGCTCCGTCTGTGGGTTGTATCCCTTCATTTGTGCAGTCTTTTATTAGGTTAAACGAAATAGTTGAATTATCCCAGGTGCAGTAAATGCCATGTCTTTTGTCATGTATTATGTTGTTTGAGCAGATAACCCAGTTTCCAGATCCGGTTATTCCATCACTGGCTGTATTTGTGTGAATGGTATTACCTGTTACTGTCACATAATCTCCGTTTACTGTTATCCCCGCTCCGGCTGTATTTGATACCTCGTTTCCAATTATGTTTATATATTCTGCATCTGTATTCATGTCAATTCCATTTCCTGCTATGTTTTTAACAATATTGTCTGAAACAATATGTCCTTTAAGAAATAAATAAACCCCTGCGTTGTTTTCATTATCAGATATGGTATTTCCAATTATTGAATTGCCAGATCCGGATACTCTTACACAATTGCTGTATGTTTTTCTTATTACGTTGTTTGAAACTATATTTGCAGAACTGGTTGCTGATAAATATATTCCATATCCTCCTGCTTTGTTAACATTTTCAACTACATTATTATCTATTGTGTTGTTTGTCCCCTGTATATATATTCCTTGATCGGCTGTTGCTGTTTGACAATCTATAATATTGTTTGTTATACTACAATTAAAAACATCTGCATCTGTAATTATTGCATCATCTCCGATGTTGTAAAAATGGTTGTTGTCAACTGTAACATAATAAACATCTCCAACTCCATCATCTAACACAACTCCATGATCAATGTTCTCGAACCAACAATTTGTTATTTTCGCATGAGAGGTCATAGTAAACCTTAATCCATTTATTTCGTTGCTTAAATCAGATTGAAAACAAATACTGTCAACATGTATCCCTCGGTTTTCTGGGTAGTCTTTTGTCCGCCCATCAAAAGCAAGTATGTCATCGCTTGCTGTATCCATATAAAGTATACTTTCATGTCCCTGTCCCATTATTTTTATTTTGTTATAAAGAGCAAGAGTAGATGTTATAGTTATATTGCATTCTGGCAGAACTATTGTGCCTCCACTATTTCCAAGATCGTTTATTGCTGTTTGTAGATCAGTGTTTGTGCAGTCATAGAGTTGCCCGTTGCTCGCCCATATTTTTGTGCCTTCAAAGTTTCCCTCATCTAATGCACCCCAGTTGTCATAATAAATATTATCCGCTCCGTTTTTTACGATCTTGTTACTGCTTTGTTGCCGGAGATCATTATTATAAATTACATTATGGTTTCCATATGTGTTTATGCCTCCTCCACCGCAGTTTTCGATATAGTTACCAAAAATCATGTTGTAGTTTGCACCTGTTGTCGGCTGTATCCCCTCATTATCTGCATCTATGATTTTGTTATTTGAAATTGTAGAGTTTTCCCAGGTGAAATACATCCCTTCACTGGTTCTTGTATATTTTATTGTATTTCCAACAACTAATAAACGATCTGCGGATCCTGCCATTCCCATTGCTGAATTATAAATTGTATTTCCCATTATTACATGGTCTTTTCCGCTTGCATATATACCCTGGTCTACATTACTAATATAATTGCTTGAAACTGTTACATTATCAGAGGAGGCGGAAAGGTCAATACCTGGAGCATCTGGTGTCCCGCTTTCGTCATCGCAGTCTCCGATTGTGTTGCCTGTAATTGTATGCCCGGTTCCTGTGACATATACTCCTGCATTGTAATAATTATCGGAGAAATGGTTGCCTGTTATTACATTTCTTTCTCCGCCTATGTAAAGATTTGAGTTTCCGCTTTCTCTTACTGTATTTCCACTTAAAACATTGTCATCTCCTGTTACTTGTATTCCATATCCTACATGGCTTTCAACTCCGGTGTCCCAGACTTCCTCAATTGTGTTATCTGATATTGTGCATCTATGACCTCCCCATCTTATTCCAGTATGCGCTCCGTAACTGTCAATAATGTTACCTGTTACTACGCATTCCTCTGTCCCAGTGCCGTAAATTGAACAGAAATCAATATAGTTGAAATGGTTATTTGCCACTCTGCCGTTATCAACATCGTGTGTGTCTGCTTTCAAATAAATTCCATAATAAACATTTTTGAAGTAACAACTTTCTATTGCCCAGTGGTGAAGTTGATCCAGATGTATTGCACTGCTTGCATGGGAGGCTGTCCCCTCGAACCATATATCCCGGATTATTACTCCTCGATCCGCAGGAAAAACATCTCCTTTGAAATAAAGAAAATCAATGTCACCCGCAGTATAAAGAATTGTTTTTTTGCCTCTGCCGAGCAATGTAAGGTTATGTATTAATTCTATTCTACTTGTAAGAGTTATTGTCCCCTCTGGGAGTATTACCTCTCCACCGTTTGAACTGTTGAGATCCCATATTGCTCTCTGTAAATTTGTCTCTGTTGCAGTGTATAGTTTTCCATTGCTGTTTTCGATATATTTTACATCCTCAAAATATCCAACTGTGTTGTTATCCGGCGGTGATTTAAGAGTGATATTTCCAATTACCCCGGCTGAAAGTATTATTGCTATTGAGATCATTATAGTTAATGCCTTGACTTTTATTCTTTTCAACATTTCTTTTTCCATATTTCTTAATCCCTCCTGGGAACTATATAATAAATTATACTCATTAAAATCGCAACTGCGATCATAAATGGGATGAGACTTACGATCAAACTTGCCATCTCATAGTTACCGGCAAGCAGATCTGTTACAAGATCATCTATATATGGCTCCATGATCGGATACATTTTTGCAAATACTATCAACATTATGAAAACCATTATTAGCGCTACAAGCGTAAACTGTGCCTCAAATTTTTTAAATCTATTTTTTTCAGATGAGAACATCCTTTTGCCTCCTCATAATTTTAGGTTTTTTCTTTTTCTTTTTAGATCTCATTTCGACTGTCGGCACATGCATATACAAAGTTTTTTCTCCCTCTTTCCAAACTTTTTTTGTAAGTTTTGGATGTGTCGCTGTGCCATATCGAGCCTGGGATCTTGTTACACTCAATAAGTCTGATAGAAGACCTTTATCTCCCTCACCTGTAGTGAGTATTCGTGGTCTCCTTTTTATTTTTTTAGTTATTTTTCTTTTTGCTCTTTCTTTTTCATCAAAAGGCAAAACTGGTTTTGGAGTAATTGGTTTTGGAGTTGTTATATCTGTGATCGTTGTTGTCACCAGTGTCGGTTGTGTCTCTGTGATCTGTGCCTGTTTGAGTTTTAGTTGTTGAGCCTGTGCGGTTTTTGTTGCCTGGCTTTGTTGTTGTCTTTGGATCTGTGCATTATCAATTCCTGGTTCAAATAATGGTTTTTGATCCATTATTTCTCCCATGCCTATCCCTGGGGTGATCTCTGTAACTGGTTTTATTTCTGTATCTGTATCTAAAACATTTTCTCTGCCGAGATCTGTGCCTACGAAATCAATTTGTTTTTCCATTATTCCAGGTTGTAGATCCTGCGCCTGGTCTGTAAGTTGAGTTGTGATCACTTTTTGACCGGTTCTTGTAGTTGTCACTGGTGCGGATCCTGTAAAAACATCTGTTTTTCTAAAATAATCTGGCTCTGTTTTTTGATCTTGTTTTGTCTCAACTACTTTTGGGGTTGATACAAGAACTACTCCGCCAGGTGATCCGGATATTTTTTGATCTGCGACTGTGGTTGTATCTGCTTTTTTTGTTGTGTCTGTTTTTGTGACTGTCGGTGTCTCTGTTGTCTGTCCGAGACCGGCGATCCCGGTATAAGATCCAACTGGTGTGAGAGATGTATCCTGGGCAAACATTGTTATTGCATCCTGTCCAACTCTCCCGAATATCTGGCTGTAGTCAAGTCTGCTTGCTCCGCCGGATCCTCCAACTGTGCCTCCCTCGGCGGATCCGCCGATTTTAAAACTTATGGTTCTGCCGAGTTGAAACTGTCTTCCAAAGGATCCCTCACCTTGATAGGATCCACTGTAAATGCTCGTATATTTTTTAGGCAGAGGCATTTCTATTTTCATTGCTCCGCCTTTTAATTCAAAAGGCAGTGTCTCGGCTGTTACTCCTTTGTCAACAATGTTTACTTTTCCCCAGTCTCTAACCAGAGATACTCCTTTTCCGGTTGTGGGTTCCCCTCCGGATCTGAACATGGATCTGCTTACCTGGCTAAATGCTCTGTATTTATCAGAGAGATTAAAGATCCTTATTTCTCTCCCGGCTCCCTCGAAATCAAAGAATTTTGTTTTTGTGATCTTGGCTCCCCATTTGCCTTTTTCTGTCCATGTCATATGACCTGTGCCTTTGCTATATGAGATGTCTTTGCCTGGTAGTTTTTCTCCCATCCCATGTAGTCTTATGTTTACTTTTCTACCGCCGATGTCTTGCACTCCTTCGGCTGTAAACATTGTTTTATCGCCTTGTTGATATTCTAAAACATCCTGGAAACCTTTGACATCTATTCTGCGAATTTCCTCCGGAGACCATTCGGTTCTGCCTTTTTTCCAGTTGTATTTCCAGGATCCAGTGTGTCTTTGTGTCCAGGCTTTTTGACCTCCTTTGAAACCTGCATATGCCATGCCAAATGTAAAAGCGGTCTCTGCAACCTGTCCAGGTAATGCCTCTGGTCTATCCTGGTAAGTTTGATAAAGACTTTGTGCGGTTGTGATTGTGCCATAGGCTCCTGCTCCGATCATGGCGGTCTTGGCTCCTATGGTTGTTAGTTTTCCGGCTGTCGTGGATCCTATTTTTGCGAGTGTGGATGTCCCCACTGCGGTTGATCCGGCTCCGCCGGCGCTTAAACCTGTGAGAGCGTAACCTCCGCCATATGCTATTAATGGGATGTATACTCCTTGCACCATTGCAGGAGATGTCCCTACTTTTGCAACATAGCCTCCATAGTCTCCTTTTTGGAGGCTTTCTTGTAATCCTAAACTATAAGATGTTAATTCTTCTTTTCTGGTTTCACCTACTTTTTCGTCACCAGTTGCCCATTGCCAGATCGCAGATCCAACTGTTTTAATGGCAAGTGGGCTTTCTATAAAAGCAGTTGCAGTGAGCGCTATTCCCTCTTTGTCTCCAAAGATCTTTTTATGCACTTCACTACTTTTCGGGAGGCTAAAACTATATTGATCGTCTTTTATGTCAACTTTGTAACCGAGATCTTTGTATTTTTCAACTGTAAACTTTGTATCCTGTAAACTCTGTTTATCTGATTGTAATTGAGAGATCAAGTTTTCTTGATCTGCGACACTCTGGTTGACGTCTATAAAATGTTGCATTATTTTTTCTGCCTCACCTGGAGTGTATTCTGATTTGAAACCAACATTTGTTTGGATCCATTTATACATATCTGGAGACTGGTTTTGCATGTTTGCTTGATCAAAATTAAATTGCCAGGTTGCATTTGGATCTCCAGTCTGGATCAAATTAAGGTTGCTTTGTAGATCTGGCAGGATGTCTTTTGCCTGTCCCACATTCTTTCTAATTGTAGATATAGTTTCATCTATTGTATTTGTCTTTTCATTTATGTCATTTAGAATAATATTATAATCTGGATCATTCGGAGTGTAACCAAATTTTACTTGATATGGGCTTTCTGAAATATATTGTCTCTCTCCGCTTTCATCGGTGCCTATGTAATGTTTTTTTGTTAATGCCATGTCTTCGCTACTTGTCCCCACATCTTTCCATTTCTCCAGGTTTTTGCTTGCCTCCTCTTGGATCTCATCAAATGTCGGGTTATAGGTGCCTCCTTTTGAGAGTTTTTTCTGCGCTCCCTCATATGTCCAGGGGAGATCCTCTGGTCTCGCTGTCCCTCCAACTATTCCTTGATCATATTCACTCATAAGCGGATAATTAGATGGTATATCAAATTTCGGGGATCCCTGGATGTATCCTTTATCATCTGTGCCAGGGATTTTATAAGTCAATGCATCAACATTAATTACCGGCGGGTTGTCTTTGAAATCTTGCGCTCTCTCCTCATCCTGTTTTTGTTTGTCTAATATCGCTTGCTCTTGTATTTCACCGGATCCAAATGTCCGATCAACATAATTGATCCAACTATTCGGATCTGTCCCAACTGCTATTGTATCATAGATCTTTTCTTTGTTTTTAAAAACAGTATAATTTGGTTTGTTAAAATAACCAGTTGTATTGAGTTTAACAACCTCGTAAACATCATTATCTTTTTTTACTGAATGCGCAACCTCAACTGGATAAGAGGTTGACCATTTTGTATTTCGATAGTAATCATAACCGGGTAGTTTATCAGATGGCTCCTGCTCCTCTTGTATTTTTGGTTTATCTGCGGTTGATCCTACCATGCTTTTGATTGTTTTTCCTGGCTCTGTCTGGATCGGGGATCTCCCAGTATCTCCAGATGTCAAATATACTGCGTATTTACCTCCGCCTTGATCAACAACTCGGGCATTATAACCTCTGTCTCTATACCTGCCTGCTATTGTCTCTGCGTTGCTTTTGCTTGTATCTCTCACTGGCACATCCGCCGGGGTTGCCTGGGGAGTAGATCCCCCACTTGATCCTCCCCCTCCTCCAGATGATCTTGTTGTTTGTTTTGGAAAATCAATTGATCCTGCGCCGGTTGCTCCCATCGCAGTTGAAACGTCAGTTGATTTGTTTTGTTGTTGTCTTGCTTTATTTCTTGCTTGTTGTAATCTTTTAAAAAAAGCGCTTTTCTCCGCAAGTTTATTTACAATTTCATCCAATTGCTGTTGAGTTGCCATTTAAACCTATTTACCCCCAGATCTTTTTTTTGCCATGCGGATCATTATTTTTCCGGTTCTTGGGTTTTTCCGAACACGAACATATCGGCGCCTACCATTCAGCCTTCGATACCGGTAACTCCAATAAGTTGACGGCACCGGGGATCCTATTTTAGCCATGACTTAAACATCTCTCCTTAAACTTTTAAAATTTATTAAGAATGTATTGCATGAGGTTTATTTAAACCCTACAATTTTTGCGAGAGGGCATGGTGAGGAGAGGAAAAAAGGATCCCTCTCGCATAGAAAAAGACGGGTTCACAATAGAGTATACAATGAGGTTTATATAAAGTGTGACACACCCGCAAAAATAGCAACCAATGCAAATAAAACAACTGGGATAAAAGGCATCGGTTTTTTGACCATAAGCGATGTTTTTTCTCGGCGGATTTTTTTGATCTGTTTTTCAGTGAGACCTTGCATGAAACCGTCATCGGCTAAAACCATTCCAGGTTTAAGTTTTTCAACTGGGATCTTTTGTTTTTTACCAGACCACATGCTTTCAAGATCTGGATCTTTTTTATACCGCCAGAGCCAAAACACTCCCCAGGGGATACTCATAACTCCCATAGTAATAAGAAATGCTCGGAGGATCGTAAAATCAGCGAGCATCCATGCAAGAGCAGAGATCACCAATACATCACCGAAACCAAAACCTTTTTGGCTTATAAACCAGAGGCATGAAAACGTGATCAAAGTAAATATAAAGCAGATCCCCGCCGTTGCATAGTTTGCATTTGAGGTATAAAGGAAAGCCGGGACTAATAAATAGAGTGCAATTATTATTTCCCTTTTGATTGTGATCGTTTTAAGATCCTGGTAACTTGCGATTATTAAAACTATCAAAATAAAAAAAAGAATTATTAGGGGGATTATCGCAGTCACCATTCTTTCCTCACCAATTACAATTGATTTAAGATCTCAATTGCTTTCTCCGGCGAAATATCTTTTATTACAATATTAATTTTTCCCCCGGATCCTGTTATCTGGGCTTTCTCTGGTTTAAACTTTGGATCCTGGATCTGCCGGAGTGCTATATATTCTGGTCTCTGTTGCGCTTTTTTATCTGGCTCGAAACTGTCATCGTTTAACACTACAAAAAACCTGCCTCTCTCGCTCTTGCGGAAATCCCAGTTGAGATAGTCTCCGCTATCTGGTTTTCCCCAGAGATCTTTTTTGTTTTCGTTTTCCTCAAATTCCATTTCTTTTAGTTTTTTTATTATTTTTTCTTCCATTATTTTTCACCTTTTATTTTATCTTTTATTATCTCCAAAATAACAAGTGGGAATATCAGGATCCCCACTATTAGAGACATTAAATATTCATCCATTCTTTTTTATCTCCTCTTTTATGATCATTAATCCTTTCCAGACTGCATCTCGGATCAGATCACTTTTTTTGAGATATTTACCAGATCCCATTATTTCTGCAATGAGATCTGCCTGTGTTTTTGTCGGTCTAAATGTTATACGGGTGTCTTGGCTCATTTTATAAACTCTCCAGTAATCCCAGGCATTCTTTGTCATCTGGTAATGGCTCTGTCTGTCTCACGTTGTCATCTTTGTCTATCTCGGTTGCGATGAGGATCTTAATGTTTTGTTTTCGCAGTTTCTTGATCAGTTTTTTATCTCTTGCTTGTTTTTTAGTGAGGATCTTTTCAACATGTGTCGGTCTGAATGCATAAAAAATTGCCTCGCATGGTTCTATCTCGCCGTCATCGTTTTTCTTTTCTCCGGCTTTTTTATGAGCCAGGAGGATCCATGTCTCACCAAATACTATGTCTTTTGGCACTGCGCTTATTCGCTTGCAGATCCCTTGTTTATGCGCCTCGTCAATGAAATCCCCAGGTGAATAGTATTTGTCTCCTACCCACATAATTGCATATAACTCCGGTCTGTCTTCATCTGTAGAGAAATCAACATGGTATCTATAAGTGTCTTTGGGGTGACAGATCGGGCAGTGATCATCGCATTTGCATTTCTCATGGATCCCTGCATATTTATACCAGTGGATCATTTGATAGCCACGTTGAAACTTGATCCCGGATCCGCAGACTGGGCAATACTCCAGAACATATGGGAGCCTGTCACATGGCACTGCGAGACCGGTGCCTCTTATGTAGAGACCGCCGGCTTTTCTAAAACCACAACCTCGCTCTTGCTCGATCATGTTATCACTCCAGTTATGATCACTTTTCTTTTGTCACCGTCAAGATACAACTCGAAAAACTCGCCTATTGTATTTAACTCATTATATGTTATGTTATCAAAATCTATATTCATATTATTCTTTCCTCCATTTATTTATTATTCTGAATGGTAGATTAAGAAATTTAGCAGAGGCTTTTCTCTGCTCAATAAAATTGTCTCTTGCCTCTGGAGCATAAAAACATTCCTCGAATTTATGGGATCTGCCATCCATGTCATTCTGCTCGAATTTCACACAATATTTTGGTTTCACTCGATCACATCCAGTTTATGCTCTCGGATTATTCTTTTTGCGATGGGTTTCGGCAACACGATTTTGCCGTATTTCTGGTAGTTTGCGACATTGTAAATTGTGGGTTTGAGACCATATTTTTTAAGGAAATCTGCGGTCTCTTTGTAACAATAATCTGCTCTTACCTCATTGACTTTGATCCATGTAAGACCATGAGGTTTTAGGCTGTCATAATACATGGATCCATTTTTATAAAGGATATACATTTTAGTCATAGTTTATCCTCCTTTTTTATTACATGTTTGACATAGTTATATCTGTATTTTGTTACAGATCCATCCTCCCAATATATGTAAAATGCATCCTCTGCGGGAAATTCTATCTTGACTATTTTAGTGTCGTCTCGTTCCATTTCAACTGTCACATTTTCCTGGGTTTTCATCATGTTTAATCCTCCTCATCTTTGAGGCTGTTTACAAAATCTTTCAATGCTTTCTGGTATTCCTTTTTTTCATCTGCCTCTGTGTCTTTTAATTCTCTGTAGAGATCCCTATCGAAATATTCTTTAATGGCTTTCTCGCACATCTTTGCAAGTGTTTTTGGTTCTATCGCATCGCACTCTACCGCAGTGTGTCCATCCCAGTTTAAGGTTCTTGTATCAGTGCGTTTTGGAGGCACTCCAGGCAATCCCATTTCTTTGATCTGCTCTGGGGTTAAGGCAATTCTTTTTACCTCTACATCCACTCCGAGCCTCTCTAAATTGTTTTTCAATGAGATCGGGATGTTATCTCCAGAGGGATCGTGATCCCCGAAATATAAAATGATCAATCTTTTGCCTTTGTTTTTAGCGATCATAAATCGCTCTTTTGCCTCATTAAGAAAAGTAATACTTGGATAGCCTTTGCATGGTGCAAGACCGACACCGCCGAAAAGACATGGGGTTTCAAAGACACCTTGCAATGCTTTTTTCTCGATCCAGACCTCAACATAGTTTTTCTGGTTGCTCCACTTGTTAAGGCGATATGCTCGCATCCAGGCTTTGATCTGTTCTTTTGCGTTTTCTATTTCGTCATCGAGATCTTTTTCCTCTGCCTCGGTTCTATGATACATCCCTCTTTCACGATCTATGAATGCATCCATGTCCACAATGTTGTCCCATCTGGCGGATGTCATGGCACTTACAACTCGTTTATAGTGGTTTATGTCGTTTGTCATCCCTATCGCTACCAGTCTATAATGCAACTGTCTTATTGTGATCCCCTGGCTGTATTCTGCCAGGATCTCTTTGGCTTTTTCTATGATCCAGGCTCTATCGTATTGATCAGTCATTTTCTTCATCCTCTTTAAAAACAGATGATCCTACAAAATCAAAAAAGCGGATCACGTCTTCTTCTTTTATTGTGTTCGGGTGATTTGTTTTATTTACCATTTCGCAGATCTGCGGTAGATTGACCTCGATCCCGCAAAGGATATATGAGATCATTTGTTGCACCGCATCTGGCGAAACTCGAAATCTTTGTGTTTTTCTCTTGCCTACTTTCAACCATGCCTCTTTGCGCATGATCTTGCCGACATTTATTGTCTCGCTTGCCATTTTATCATATCAACTCCTGGCACTTTTTGTGTAAAAAAATAAGTTTTGGGTAAATATTTTTTTCCAATACATTTTTTTGCACATTTTGGCACCTTTTATATACATATGTATGCATTAATAGTATAAATAAGTTTTGTGTAAAAATATCATTTTTGAGTAAAAAGGGGGTATTTTGGGGGTTTTGGTGAACACTTTGCATGATTTTGTGAAGGCTTTGTGAAGGCTTTGTGAACACTTTTCCTCCTGTTGTGAACACTTGTGAACACTTTTTAGCCTATCTATATACTCTATAGTTATACAAAAACTTTTGACAAAAAACCAAAAAGAAAGAAAAGTAATATAAAAGAAAGAAAAATAATAAAGAATATAATATATAATGCTGGAAAAGTCTTCACAGTGTTCACCCACTCCTGTAAAAGTGTTCACCAAAGTGTTCACCAAGTGTTCACCTTTTTTCAAAAAGTGTTCACCCACTCCTGTTACACTCCATATCGCCTATAGAGATAGCCCAGTCTTTTTGAATTAGATCCAGTTAAAGACACCACTGTCCCATCTCGTCTTCTCACTGTTTTTAATCCCATGTTTTTTAGTATGTATCCCAGTTTTTGTGTCGCTCTTTTCTCTCCATCCCATCCTATACCATCCACAATGTCTTTAATGTAGATCTGTTCTGGCGCATCATCAAGTGTCTGGTTCTCGCTATGCCCTTTTATAATCAACAAAATATCATGTTGAATGCTTGCTTTCATTTCTTCGTATTCTTCTTTTTCTACCTCCAGAGCAAACTCGATTATGTCTTTTGTCTCTTGCCCGATGTGCATTGCGGTGCGGATAATACTTTCATAGACCTCTCGCAGTCTCCCTTTGAGAATAAAACTCTCGCCGAGATCCGGGGGATCATCGGTTTTGTATTTGTAGTTGAGCAACTGGGTTCTTATTTTTTCAAAATCAATTTCCATGTATTTCATTTTAGGCACCGGGGGATCTCCTTTTTCCATAAAGATGTCGATCCCTCTGCTCACCAATGCAGGATTAAAACTTTTTTCACCTGCAAATGCTTTGAAACCAAAATTATTTCTTGCTATTACCTCGCCGACATGATCAACATCGCTTATGACATATTTGGATCCTCGTTTGTAACTCTGTTTTACAAAATCAAGTAACTCGGATCCTTTTTCGTATTTTGGTTGCAGTCTGTTATCTGCCTCGTCAATTGTGAGTGTCACGTTATGGTAATGAGAAAGTGTCGCTATCGCCGGGAATGTTGCACTGCTTGCGGATACAACCCGGTATCCTAATTCTGCGATTATGTTTAATGCCCTGGTTTTGCCGGATCCTATTATGCCTCTGAAAACTGGAAATCCTACGGCATCAAAACATTCTCTTTTCCAGGTGCTAATGATCCAGAGAGTTATGACTTTGTAATGGATCTCCCTGGGGAAAATAACTAACTGTTTTGTTAATTCATAAATATCTTGATAGAGGCTGTAACCATCTACCTCCTCGTCTTTCCAGATCGGGAGTTTCCATATTTCATTGATCGGTTTTGTGATCATGCGGAATTTCGTGGTTCTACCACATCCTCCCATTTCTTTAAAACATTCAATCGGAGGCTCTGGGTTTGACTTCATTACGCATCCACATCTGGTGCATTGCCAGAGGCAGGGATCTTTCAATTCAAATTCTGTTTTTGTATCTGGTTCTCTTTCTGGTTCTTCAAGTATTTCTTTCGGAGATCTATCTGCGGGGTAATATTTTTTTTCTGTTACTTTCAACCATTTTCTTTCTCCTTTTTCTGTGATCACCGGCTCTGTTATTTCCTCCACTGGTTGTATTTTGTCCAATGGATCCGGCATCTAATCACTCCCTCTATGGTTGTTAGTGATCTCTTTTATCCGGTCAAAACTTATTATGGATGTTGCCTGGGATGTCTCAAAAATTATGCAGTCATCGTTTACTTTTTTAACATATCCATATAATACGAAACCATCGCTTTTTACAAGTTTAACCCTGCTATCTAAAAAATAGATAAAGTCTTCCTTTTGCATCTCATATCAACTCCTCACCGCCTCAACTCATGCGGGCATAAAAGTATGATTTTTTTATTTAAAATGTTTACGATTTTTTCAACAAAATTTTTTATACCAGTGTGAGATATGGGAGGAGAAAAAAGAGAAAAGAAATCCGGTGAGGATTTTCCACTTTCTCCTATTCCCCATGTATGTTATAGACTATATGGATTTATGTTTTTCTGTCGTTTTGACATTTTACCGGGATATGTTTTTATAGATCCACTGACAAAAATATTAGTGGTGAGATGAGAAAATGGATAATAAATATCGAGATCTCTATGTAGAGTTTCGATGTGCCGGGATGTCTCCCAGTCAAGCAATGGCAAAAGTGCATGATATCTTGTTTATGGATAATATGGATCTATAGTTTTTTATTCCGCCAGTCATGGTATTCTTGGATCCCCTCTCTCATTTTTTCTTTGCTCGCTTTTTTAATATTTTTCCATCCTTGTTTTAGATCTATGATCTCTCGCAACCGGATCCTCCCGCTATCTGTGATTAATAACAACATAAAATATGCAGTGACCGCAACCGGTGCCACTATGACTGCGGAGGGATACTTGTATCCTGTTATTGTTTTGTTGTCTTTGTAGATCGCATTTCTTGGCGGAGGTATTGGGGATCCTGGATCATGGTAAACCGGTTCTGGAGGCACTACAAAACAATAATAAAAAAATACGGCTGTGCCAAAGATAAACACAACTGCAAATGTTTTTTCAGTCTGGTTGATCCGCTACTCCCTCCTCGATGAGACTTTTTAGTTTTGCATCGGCTTTTGTTTTGAGATATTTTGCTTTTCTAATTGGCACTTTAAACTCTTGTGAAATTGTGTTTTCTCTATAGGTGCCTCTTTCATTCATAAAGATCGGGTTATTTCTCTCTGCGAGACAATGCTGTATTATTTCTTCGTCTGAAAGCCGATCTCTGCGTTTTTGATCTACAGATTTTTGTTTTTGGTGCTGTATAATTTCATCGTTTTCTTTAAGCAACTGTCGTTTTTTCGCTACGCTGTGAGTATTGTATCTTTTTGTTAAGTCATCTGGAGGTTTCATAAGCCGGAGTGTTTTAATTTTTATGATCCTGCCTTTGCCATGTTTGCTTAATCCCAGTCTCGGGGAGGGAAAAAACATTTTACCTGTTCTTTTGTTGATATTGACTTGATATGGTCTGATCGTGTTATACTGATTATTGGTTCGATCTATTTCCAGAAAACTATGAAAAAGTTTTCTTGGTTGACTGTCAATAAATGTTACATCCTGGGTGACAAAAAATATGATCGGTCTAATAAATCCAAATGCTTGCACTGTGAAATTTATGTGTTTATTTGCCTGGGTATACCAGTCACGACTACTCAATCCTAAATTTGCCTCATCCCAGACAACAACTCCTCCTATAATCCCTTGATCTGCAATTTGTCTCACAACCCAACTAAAAGCCTCTGGAGTATAGACAACTCGCTCCTCCAGGTTAGGAGCAAAAGTGGGATCCAGGAGATCTCCGAAACTTATGGCAGATAAAGATTTTCCTACTCGGTGCCTACCGGTCATTGTAGAAAGGTAACTAAATTTTTTTTCATGCACACTCCTATATATATCTCGCAGATATGCCTCTGCGATCCCCTGGCTATTTGGTTTTCCGAAATAAAGAGGATCTGTATTAATTGGAGAGAGAAAATGCACCATTATCCTCCTCCTCCTCTGGCTCTAAAATTTCGGTGTCTTCTGTTTTATTGCCTCGCACTGGTAATGCTTTTGCTTTGCATTGGATCCTGTCTTTTATCCCATTACTGTTCATATCAATAATTCCATGTGCCTCTACCTCTACTATTGGAGAGTTTTGCATCACTCGAATGTTTTGATCCAGGATCGGCAATGCATATTCAAAGCGGATCCTGTTTTCTGTTTGTTTTTTTGTGTCATCGTTTAACTCTTTATCTTTTCTAATCTCTCGGATCCTGTTATCCATTTCTTTGAAATGATCATTTGTAATCTTTCTTACCTCATCATTTGTATAGTTTTCAAGTAACACTGATAATGATTTTGTTTTGATAGCAAAAGCATATCTTTCTTTGTTGTTGCCCTCACTCTTTGAGAGATGATCTATGCAATCTTTTGATAGTTGCACAATATATCTTTTTATCTGATCACTGGGAGTTACTTTCCAGTCTTCACTCTTTAAACTTATCTTTTCATTCATATTCTCCTCACCATTATTGTGTAGATGACGTATGTTCCACACAATGATATATTTTACGCACATATATACAATAGAATATTGTTTTTTAGGAATTATGATTGTAAGGAGGCTTTCTCCTGTTGTAACTGCTCTCCGTTTACTCAACACTGACACAGTTGCGTAAAGTATTTATGCGTGGATGACATTCGCTATTTTCGATAAAGAAGGGATCCAGAAAATGTGGGGAAATACCTCTTGCTTGGAAATTTCCTCCACCCATTCTCTCAAAGATCCCTCTCTTTATTCTGGAGTGAAAGGATGGATGACGATAAGATGATAGTTAAAAGCGAATTTTGGGAGAAATGGATCCAGGCAAATGAGATCGAAAAGACAAGACTGGTTGAGACACTACCGCTTTTAAAAGACATTAAATGCCCGCTATTTTCGGCGAGCCTGGTCAATAGTTATTTTGAAGATCTATATTTATTTTTGAAGGATCAATATGAAAATAATAAAAGAAATTAGAGATCATAATTATAACCGCCGGCTCTCAAAATATTTTGACATGAAAAACCCGGTTGATCGTGCAATCTATGAAGAAATAAAAGCCGGCAAGTTAACTTTTGCTGTTGTGGATCTCAAAGAATGGATATGCGAGATCTGCGGAGCATCGAATAATGACGAGAGCCGTTATTGTTGGTTTTGTGAGGCTTATAATGAGGCACATCTTAAACATAATTGATAATGAGATCCAGACTGCCTATGGGATGTCCCTGGCACATTTTTGCGTAATGTCAACAATTATAATCGTGACTATTAAATTAATTACAATCTATATTGGAGGTTGAATAGAATTGAGTTGTTGGTATCATATCTATGTTTATCAATATCTGAAAGCAAAGGGAAAATTGAAGAAGAAAAAAGAAAAAAATGGTATTCATGGCACGAAATAATATCCCTTGCTCTGTCGATGGGTTTTGAGCAATACGGATGGAAAGGATCTCATCTCGTAATGAAAAAGGGAGATTATTATGTTCATCTGCCATATAAAAACAAAACGAGAAAACATAACTATAAAAAAATAGTAAAAAAATTGGAGAGGAAAAATCATGTTTGAGACAAATAGGATAGCCGATGAGATCGCAAATGAGATCCGGGTTTTTATGGTTGCTCATAAGGTCTTTTTTGAGATCCTGGAAAAAGAATTGGCAAAAGCAGATCTTAAAGACGATACGAAAAGTTTGATCCGCACATGTGCGGTCTATGGTTTTACAACTAATATGAAAGTTACTATTGAAAAAATAATGAGAGGTCTCCGGGATGGATCCAAATAAAGTGATCTATGTCGCTTTGCTTTTTGTTTTCACAATTGCTCTACATGAGTTTACACACTGGCTCGCTCTAAAAAAGATGGGGGGATCTGGTAAGTTTGCAATTATCCGGGGATCCTTTAAAATGTCTACAATTGGGATCCGGTATACTGGCGGATTGAAAAACTGGAGGCAGGTTCTTTTTTTCAAAGGCACTCCGATCCCAGTGACTTTTGTTTGTTTTTATTATCTTGGCAGTGTCATTGTGGATCCTGTGAGATCCACTGATTTTTTAGGATGGTTTATTGTCTGGGTTTTCGCTCTGGCGCTTACCTGGATCGCTTGCAACAAAGATTTTTTTGATATTAGAACTATTTTATTACGGGGAAATGAAATGGATTTTGAGGAGGTTTTTAATGCTAAACAAACAACCAACAAATGATCAAATAGACTATGCAAAGTATCTTTTAAAAGACACACCTAAAATATGGCGGGGAAAAGTTGACGGGGATCCAGAGCAAAGATTAATAGGTCACATCGCACAAATAATCATATGTGATGAGTTTGGTTGTAAAAGACCAAACAAATATAACGGGTATGACGGCGGAACCGATGTAACAATTTTCAATAAAAAATTCGATATAAAAACAGAATTAAGAAATGTAGATTTTCGTTTAGATTTTGTGCATAATGTCTTGGAATGCCAAATGAAATATTTATGTGATGGATATATTTTTGTCAGTTTTAACAAAGAAAAAAATGAATTTACAATCTGCGGGTATATTACAAAAGAAAACTTTTTAACAAATGCAACTTTTTTTAAAAAGGGAGACAAAAGAGCAAGATCCGATGGATCATTTATGAAAGCAATTGATAATTATCGAGAAATAAAACAGAAACATCTCCTACCGATAGAAATATTAAAAGGTGAACAGAAAACACTTAATATTTTAGGAGGTTTTTAATGCTAAACAAACAAAAGGGTAATATGTATCCCTGGGTGACACACACCTGGAATGTGATCAAAGGCAAATGTTTCCATGACTGCGAGTATTGCTATATGAAAAGGTTTCCACAAAAAAAAATACGGTTTGACGAAAAAGAAATGAAAACAGATCTTGGATCTGGTAACACAATTTTTGTTGGATCCAGTTGTGACATGTTCGCAGAAGGATTACCTGGTTATTGGATCATCCGGATTTTAAATCACACAATTAGTTACCCGGATAATACTTATTTATTCCAGAGTAAAAACCCGCAGAGGTTCTTTGATCATATCATGCCTCGCAATGTGATCCTTGCAACCACTATTGAGACAAACAGAGATTATAAAGTTTCAAAAGCGCCATCTGTAATAATAAGAGGTCACGCTATGCAAAAGGTGAGAACTAAAAAAATGATCTCAATTGAGCCGATCCTTGATTTTGACGTTGATATATTTCTGGGGATGTTGTCTATAATTCAACCAGATTTTGTAAGCATCGGAGCCGATAGCAAAGGGCATGGTCTCCCAGAGCCAGATAAAGAAAAACTTGAAGAATTTATCACGAAACTTAAAAAGTTTACAGAGGTCAAAACAAAAAATAATTTGGAGAGGTTGCTATGACTAAACACACAGATGATATTTTTGTTGCAGAGGTCATGGGATGTTGTTTCAGCCAGGCTCGCACAATTGAGCAGATCACCGATAGGATCTACAAAAACCAGTATGCAAAAAACATTGTGCGGGTTTACCAGTGTGTCATGGTTCTTATGAAACATGGGATCATGGTGCCAAAGGTGAAAGGCAGGATCCTTATGTTTGAGGTTAACCAGGAGGCATTCAAAAAATGAAATGGAATTATCTCTCTGTAAACGAGATCAACATGGAGCCGGATCTTGTGGATCTGCAAATAGCAATTGCTTTGCAGACATGCGAGACAAAAAAAGATGTCATGGATCTTTTAAAAGATGTCCGGCAACATGAAAGGTTGCGGATCATAAATGAATTGGATGAAATATGTTTATGCCCAGAATGCGGAAAGCCGATGGGATGTTATGATCATTTCTGCGAGAGTTGCAAAGAGAGAGTTGCGGTGCCGGAGGATGGCGGGTTCTGGGTTGAGTTTTTTAAAAAGGAGATGAATAAATGATTTTCTGCGCAAAGAATGAGGATGGGATCCCGACATGGAAACTTGTATTGGATCAGAAAAAAATTGTCACCAGGCGCATGAAACCTATGCCTATTGACAAAGAATTTGCAGTGCAACCAGGCAGAGGCAAATATGCTGTTTGCAGAGCCAAAGTGACAGACTGCCAGTTAAGCAAAGTGCATTGGTATGTTTATGCTCATAACAAAGAACTCTTTGAAGACATCCAGGAATACAAACAACATGAGGCAGAATGCGAGGGTTTTAACAGTTGGGATGGTCTCATGCGATGGTTCCAGGATCATAAGATCCAGTTTGCAGATACATTCCGAATTGAGTTTAATGTGGTGAAAGAATGAAAAAACATTCACTGCGATTTACACAATATGAATTACAAGTAATTAAAAAACTCTGCAATAATAGTTTTTTGATCCCGCTTAATGGTTCCGAAAACTCTGCCATAACTCGAATAAAAAACAAAATAGGAAAAAGAGCCGGTGATGAAAAAATACCAGTGATTTTTAGACATCCTATAAAAATAGACAATTCAAAATATAGAGAGTTTAATAATATGTTCTCGGCAATTTCAATATCTGGAAATCATAGATATGGAAAAAGTTATGCTATGATTAAAAAAATGATAGATTACAGTGGTTTTGAAATCATAGAACCATCAGATGAATTGAAAGAGGCTTTTGACCGGATCAATAAATCAGCAACATGGATATGTTTAAAAGAAAAAGAGGCAACAGATGGAAAGAAGGATCAGTAAAAGAATGAATTATCCATTTGATAATTATAAAAACAAAAAATGTGAGACATGTTATTATCAGAGACGATGTGCAAAAGACAAAGCAACAATGCATTTCTGTGCCATGACTAACTCGTATAGAAACCAGGAGATCCAGATCAATGATTTTCGAGAGCAAGTTGGTCTTTTTCCTATAGATCTAAAAACAATAGAATTAAAGAAAAAAGCAAAGAAATTGAAAAAAGACTTACAAATAACCGATGAGGATGTAAACCCGACATGGGTGAAATATTTTGAGATCCTGGCGGAGATCAGAGGCAGAGAGGAAAGATCTAAAGAACTCGCAGATGTCCCCACTGAAATTGGGATGATCATGTATATGATCTCAAAAGAAAATGCAGATACTCCAGAGGTTGCAGAGTTTCAAACAAAATTGTTGAATATTTTACATAAATATTCTAACCTGCCGAGAGTGTGATAAAATAAAAATTCCAGACTATTTGAAAGAATTAATACCTTACTACATAATTTTGTGCATTGTTGCACTGTTTGTTGCATTCGGTTTACCTGCAATAATGGGGGAATAAAAAAAATGAAATTTAGTGAATATAGAAAAACAAAACATTTTAGGAGCAACCAACTCAAACGTGGGCATGAAATAAAAGATAGAGAGGAGGAAAGAATAATATGAAAAAAATAAAATTAGGAGACAAAGTAAAAGATAAAATAACTGGTCTTGAAGGGATCGCAGTTGCAGAAATAAAATTCATAAATGGCTGTATCCAGATCGCTATACAACCAGAGGGATTAACAAGTGAGGGAGAACCAAAAGAGCAACATTTTGTGGATAGCGCACAAGTTGTGATCGTAAAACCAGAAAAACCAAAAAAAGAAAAGAAAACAAAACCAATTGGAGGGGGATTTAGACAGTATCCATGATTAAATGTGAGATCTGTGGTTGCGAGATCACAAAAGACAATTTCTGGTCTCACAAACACAATGCATATATTGCTCTATGATAAAAATGACAGAAAGACAACAATATATTAGGATATATTCAAAAATTGCAGAAAAACGAATAGCAAATAATGAATGCCCAGTTTGCGGAAAACCAAAAACAGAATGGAACCGCCGAACAGATTGGCGATGTTGCAGTAAAGAATGCACAGAAAAATTCTATGACGAACATGACAAAAGCCTGCATTGGAGTTGGGTTAGATCAAGAGTATTCAAAAAAGACAACTATACATGTGCAATGTGCGGAGAGCGCTTTGTCATAATAGCCAAACATCCAGACTATAAAGGAGAGGAGTTTGCGGATACTGCAAAATTGGTTTGTGATCACATTAAGCCATTGGCGATGGATGGCGAAATGTGGGATATGGAAAACTTGCAGACACTCTGCATTGAATGCAATAAAAAAAAGACTGCGTTTGATCAAGCAATTATTGCAAAATATAAAAAAATCAAAAAAGCCCAAAAATTACACAAAACATTTAAAAAGGTTTAAATAGTATAAGTTTACGGCGGTGAAAAAACCGGTCTATAAGGAGAGATGGGTTACACACCGTATAAGTTGGTGAGTAAAAATATGAAAATTAAAAAAATTAAACCTTTGACAAAAAAACAAATGAGAATGTTTTTAGGAATTACAATGATGTATGCATTTCTGGTCATGGCACACATGATCTATATTGTCGCACAAATTGCGATGGATGCGGGGATCCTGGCGACAATGGGATTTTTCACACTATGGTTTTTCCCGCCAGTTGCTTTGATCTGGCTCACCTATTTTATGCTAACAAAAATTTATCCTCCGGAGGAAAAAAAGAATGCCGAATTATAGCAAAGCAAATATTAGATACACAATAAGAGATGAAGAATTTAAAAAAATTGTTAAGCAGATGATAAAACCGAGAGACCGATTGTTTGTCTCATTGCTTTATTGCACCGGTGCCAGACCGAGTGAGGTTGCCGGGGATCCGCAACGTGGGTTAAAAGGGATGACATTCGATGACATCGAGTTTGATTTTGAGCAGGGTTACATTCTTTTTCATGTGCCAGTGAGCAAGATCCAGAAAGGAATGTATGCAGTTGACAAAAGAAAATTAAAACTCGAGTTTGATCCGCAGGATCCAGATCCGCCGGTCTTGGCTTTAATAGAAAGTTTCAACGATCTTTTAAAGAGGCAGACATATCTCCAAAAAACAAAAGACATAAACCGGGATGTTCAACTTTTTAATTTTTGCAGAAAAACTGGTTATAATATTATTGAGAGAGCAGGAAAAATAATCGGCACCGAGATCTGCCCGTATAATTTCCGGCATAGCAGGCTCACCCAGTTATCAGAGCAGGGAGCCGGCATTGAGACACTTATGTATTTCAAAGGATCCAGGGATATAAAAAGCATTTCAAATTATTTGCATGCGAGAGAGATCCAGTTTAAATTGAATAGAGGCGAAAATAGAGAGAAGAAATAAGCATCCCGTTACATTGGGGGTATATGCATCCATATATTCATCTCATCCCTTCTTTTTCTCTATCGCTTGATCTATGAAAATAAAAGTAAACTTGCATCCAGAAAAAAAAATAAAATTGAGAGATAAAATTTTCATGTATCTTTTGTTACTGTTGATTATTTATTTTGTTTTAGGTTTGCACCATAGTTTCATGTATCGAGATCCGGATTATGTCTGCCGTCATATGGCGAGAGATCTTGAAATCAATTTAGAAAAAATTGGTATTGATACAGTGATCGTATCGAATGGGGATTACATGTGGATTAAAGTTTTTGGAGTTGAGTTTGACAGTGTATCTCTTTTGCCTATGGTTTTTGTGCGCTCTAACTATGGCAATGGATCACTTGAATATTATAATTCTTATGAGGAGTGGATGGGAGCAAAAAATGTATCTAACAATTGTTATACCGACATATAAAGAGAGAGAAAACCTGCCAGAGTTATTCGATAGGATCTTTAAAGTCTTTGATCAACTCAATGGTTATTGTGAAATAATAATTGTAGATGACAACTCAAATGATGGCACAAAAGAATATGCAAACAAGATCTGGCGACATCCTGTAACTGTTTTAGTGAGAAAACATGAGAAAGGTCTCGCTACCGCTTGCGTATTAGGCTTTAAACATGCAAAAGGCAACAAAATAATAGTCATGGATGGGGATCTGCAACATCCTCCAGAAAAAATCCTTGAAATGGTCTCTAAATTGGAAAATAGCGCAGATGTTGTAATAGGATCCAGATATTTTGGGGATGGCACTGCCGGATCCTTTGGTCTAAAAAGAAAAATAATATCAAAAGGAGCAGGTCTTTTGTTTAATTCTTTTTTCCCAGATATTAAAACAACTGATACACAATCTGGTTTTTTTGGTTTTAGAAAAAAAGTTATTAAAAACGTGGATCTAAAACCGAGAGGTTACAAGATCCTCCTTGAAATATTAGTGCATGGCAACTATAAAAAAATAGAGGAGATCGGTTTCACATTTGGAGAGAGGCAAAAAGGAAAAAGCAAACTTGGTTTTTTCACTATTTTTTCTTATCTTTCGCATCTCTATCATTTATTATGGTCATCTGGAAAAATGAAAACTATGCTCCAGTTTTTCTTTGTTGGTTTTACTGGTGTTTTTGTCAACCTGGGATCTCTTTATATTTTTACAAACATGGGTTTATATTATGTTGTCTCCGGTGTCATCGCAGTTGAATTATCATTGATCACTAATTTTTTGATCAACCGGTTTTGGACATTCAAAAAGGAGGCAAAAACAGTTAAACTTTTTAGATCTCTTTATCGTGATCATCTAATTAGATCTATTGGAATTTTGATAAAAATTAGTTGTCTATTTATATTAACAGAAATATTTGGTTTATTCTATATTATTTCAATGTTAATTGGAATTGGTATAGCAACCATGTGGAATTTTCTCGGTAATATTAGATGGGTGTGGAAAAAATGAAAAAAATTTATTTGATTTTAGGAGCAATTATACTGTTGACACTTTCGTTGCAATTGATCAATATTCATAGCGGTCTCGATGGTTTTCACAACTGGAAATCAACTCATTACCTCGTTGTTGCAGAGCATTTCACAGAGGATGGGATCGCAAAACATGGTCTCTTTGTGCCTCGGTGTTACTGGACAGTTGAAAATAATTATACCGGGATCGCACAAGACAACCTCCCAGTTTACCCGATGATCGTTGCCGGTTTTTTTAATTTGTTTGGGCATTCACTGGAGGTTGCGAGATCTGTCGAGATCACATTTCATATTTTGAATATTCTGCTCATGTTTTTAATTGTAAAAACAATAACTAAAAAACAAAACCTGGCTTTGCTCACCAGTTTTTTTTATGCTCTTTTTCCTATTTCAATTTATTTCTCGCAAAACATTCAAAACCTTTCAACTGGAATGTTTTTTGTTTTAGTATCTGTTTTCAGTATTTACAAATGGTATCAAACAGACAAATACAAATATTTTGCAATCTCAATTGTTTTTGCAGTGATCGGGATCCTTTCATATTATACCTTTGCTGTTGTGATCCCATTAATGATAGGTCTATTATTTCCTTTGAAAGATTTTTGGAGAAAATCAATTGATACTTTTTTTAAAAAACCCGTTTTGTATATAGGAGGTCTCATAGTTGGTATTTTGTCTCTGGTGTCATGGCAGTTGCATATTAACAATTTGTTGATCATGCATGATATTCAAATGGGAGAGATTTATTTTTTTAACCCGGAGTGGTGGCTTAAACAAATGGTTTTTTTGAAAGACAACTTGGGATATGTGGGGATGATCCTTTTTCTTTTAGGGATCTATTTTTATCAAAGAGAAAACAAATTGAAAACAAAACATTATCTAACAATTGTTTTAATAATCGCTTTCTCTGTGGTCATGTCGAGAAAAACATGGTTTCACCAATACCACTGGTATCCCTTGCTCCCTTTTGTTGCAGTTATGACTGCTTATTGTGCCTGGTTTATAATAAAACAAACAAAACAAAACAAAAAAATACCGACTGCTCTGGGCATCTGTTTTGTCTTTATGATCTCAACTTTGTTTGTTGTAATCCCTACTTATGATTTTAAACCGGCACCTGGCAACAGTATCGCCGGGGAATACATCCATGAGCATTATACAAATGGATCTCTCATGTATAGCGGAGCCTGGAGCGGGCAAAGTTTCGGAGTGTTATGGCATAGCCATATTGAAGGGATCCGACTGCCTGGAAATATTAGTGAGTTAAAAACACTGGAAAAAAGACTTAACACAAAATGGATCTTTATTTACATTGATTATGTAAACGATGACGTTTTTGAATATGTGCGGTCTAATTATAATCTGGTTCTTGAAGGAAAAAATTATGAATGGCTGTTGTATCAAAAAACATAAAATATATATACGCTATGGATTATATGGTCTCTGTGGAATAGATGGGTGACGAAAAAACAACAACTATCAGCCTACATATCCAGACTAAAAAACTCTTGTTAAGAGTTGGAGGGGATTATGCGGTTGAGGATGGGAAAACCTACAGTTATAATGATACAATTATCCGGTTGATCAAAGAGCATAACGAGAGAAAAAAAAGAGGAGAGATACCTTAATGTTGGTGAGGAGTTTATGGATGGTGAGTATGAGGAAATCGAGAGCGATGAAATAGAACTCGCCAGAGCAAGCGCTACAGATCAATATGCCTCAATGATGAGACGTTACCTCGATGATCTCACCATTCTTTATGAAAACATGATGGCACGTTTAATTTCAAACAGAGGAGCAGAAAATGCAGTTAATGCATGTATCGCAAAAATGCTTTCAGTCACGACACATCTCCTGCCTAAAATTGAAGGCGGAGGAGACAAAACCGCAGATCTCAAAAAAGAATTTGACAAATATACTTTCTGGATCAAGCAGGTGCAAGCAATGAAAATTGATAAAGAAGAAATGAATAAAATACCAGATCTTTATGGTTTAATAATCCGAGCATATGATAAACTCGGGTTGACTAATATATGATGTGATACTATGGCAGAAGAAAAAAAGAAAGTAAATAGAAAAAAGCCACGACTGACAGACCAGGATCGTAAAAAGATCTATAATGAAGAAAGACTTAAACAAAAACAAAAGTTTACCGATGAGATCCGGGAGCGCCTTGTAATTGTCTGCGGATCCTTGCTTTTTCCCCTTTTCATTCTTTTTAGCGGTCTCATAGTTGGAGTGGGTGTCCCGCTTTATCTGGTTGCGTATGCTCCAGATGCAATGAGAGAGGCTTTTGTAAATAACCCACTGGGGATCTCCGGGGATCTTGTTTTTGTTGGTATCGGCAGTTTTACTTTTTGGGTTATGTTCGGTCTAACTGGTTTTTATTGTTTTGTAAAAGCAGAGGAGATCTTAAAGAAAAAACCAGAGTTAAGAAAAAAAATGAAAATATGGAATTGGAGGAAAATGTAGAATGTATCTATTGTTAGAAAATTTTAAAGAATTTCTGGCTCTCATTGAGACAGAAGAAGACAAAGCAAGTGTGCCTATTTTTATAGACAAAAACCAGATCACAACTGAAACCGGAATGATGATGGGCGAGATCATAATCCAATATCAATATGACACAAACATGCTCGCTGTCTTCAAAACAAGTGAGGGGATAGATCCAGTCATGTTACCGTCAACTCAATTCTATAATGCACTGGAGTATTATTCAAACAAAGAGGCAGTGGAAAAAGCCAGGGAGCAGTCAAAACAAATGGTTGATAAACTAAATAGAGCGCTTGATATGGAATACGAAAAAGCAGTTAAAGTCTTAAAAGAGAGAGGTTTTGAAACGATCATCCCGTATGCCTGGAGCGAGTAAATGAAGGTCAAATACAAATTGAAAGACATGCCTCTTAAACAACAAAGCCTCTGTGTCGGAGATCTAATTCGTTACTACGGCGAAAGCAAATACAAAATGATCGAGAGCGTTGAAAGAATAGCAGAAAATAAAGGTCTCACTGTCAAATTGCTTAATGTGATCCGAAATCACACAACAATGGCAGGTCTCACAATTGACAGTTTAATTAACAACCTTGAACTCGCCAGTGGCACTGATATTTTTAAATTCAAGATCAATGGCAAAGATCCTACAGATTTTTTCAAAGACGGCGACATGGAAATGGAGGTCTATATGAACCCGATCTATTTCGCTACAAAGAGCGCTATCTCATCGCAGTTGCCAGGTTTCAGGAGAAAAACAGTGGGATCTACGACTGAATTGGAGATGAAAGCCAGGCAGGAGCAGACTAAATGGGTGAAATGGTTTGAAAAAGAACTTAACAAATATCACCCGGAATGGAAAAAAACTGTAATAACAAATGATTGAATGGATCTTATTTATCGGCGGGATAATAATTTTTTACTGGATCGGTCTCATTACTGGATATTATCTCGCTTTGAAAGATAGCCACGATCTCGGATGGATAAAAGATGGGAAAAAATAGTTGGAATGAATTTAAAAACAAAGTAAATGCCATGACTACAGAGGAGAAAGAAGAACTCCTGCAAGATCTGCATAAAGACTACATGGAATATAGAACTCGTAAATTCCATGATCCAGATGTTGCCAGGATCCGGTTTACCAGAAAAAAAATTGCGTATTTGAAAACTGTTTTAAATGTGAAAGGGTTTCATTATCACCCGAGAGATTGATTATGCCGAGAGGAGAACTTATGAGTGAAAAAAAAGATAAGAAAAAAAATATGATAATTGCGCTTGTTGTAATCGCAGTTGTGATCGGGATCTACGTTTTTATTTATCTTTAATAGAGCCTGCCTCTATCTGATCCTTTTTTTACAAAGCGCCGTTGTTTTTTTTCCCGGTAACTCATAAACTGTTGAAAGGCTTTTTTTAACATCTCTTTCATTTAAACAACCTGCTAAATAAACCTTTTTTGTCAACTGGCTCTGCCTGTGGTGATAGGTGCCATTTACCGCCAGAAAAATAATAATCATCGACATTGTAACCACGATATGTCCGGGGTTTCGGCTGTGGTGATCCGAGACCGCCGAAATCTTGTTTGTTTTGATCATATGGGTTGCAATCTATTTTGTTAGGTTTTCCATCTTTGTCGAGATCCGCATTTGAGAAATGGATTTTTTTCCCTCTGGTCAATTTAGTATTGATCTTAAATCCTGTTTTTTTTACCATGTTGATCCCTCACGTCTGGATCCATATTTTTTCTGGATCTCTTTAATATATTTATCCCGGAGAAATTTCTCCCTTTTGGTTTTGTTGCTCATATTGGCACCAGGTTATTTTTTTTCCTCCATTTTTTATTGAAAGCCTCCCATTCCTGTTGACGTTGCCAGTCTTCTTGCATCTGATCAAAAAAATCTGGATCGTTATATTTACTCTGGATTTGAACATCGCCGGATCTATGGAGTTTTTTCATAATGTTTTTCTTTGCAAACTCGTATGTCTCTGTTTTATCCCGGCTTAAACCACTGGCGCTTGCGATCTCTGTCTCAATGTCGATGTAATCACTTTTTTTCGCCAGGTTAACTAAATTCATTACTTGAACATGTGTCATTCCAGTCTTGGATCGCAGTCTTTTTACCATGCTTTTTTCGTATTGATCCTGCGGTCTCATTGCGAGTTGTCCCCGCCTCATTTTAGAAAGCCCTATTTTAGCCTTTCTCATCGGCTTTGGCTTTGCAGGTGTCTTAACCCTCGCCGGCTTTTTTTTGATTGTGAGCGCTTTAATAGGCTTATTCTGCTTGATTTTTCGTGTCTGTCTTGGCTTTGTTGTCTGTGGTCTAAATTTGGATCTCTTTGGTCTTGCAGAAAAGATCTTATGACGTTGCGCTATCGCTCCGCCAGTATGCCATCTCCGACATTTCCGGCAGTAATAAGCCATGCATAATGCCTCCTAAAAAAGACTGTCGCCGAAATTGTGAAACTTGGATCCTGTAGTTTTTTTCTTTTTTCTGGATCCTACTTTGGATCCGGCACGATCTATCATTTTTGTGCCAGTCTCCAATACTTTTATTGTTACGAGACCTCCGACAACAGTATCTATTGTATTTCCATAATCCCATGCCATTTTAAAACCTCGTTCCACATTTTAGGCAGAAATGGTATCTGTTACCATAAAGAAATCCTGCTTGGGTTTCTATTTTTTTACTACCACAATATGGGCATTTCATTTTTTTCCTCCTTTATATGGGTGTGAAACCTTTGCCAAATTTTCCATTCTTGTTTTGGATCATCACACTGTAATTTCTTTTGCGAGCCTCTATTCTGGCTCGGCTGATCGCAACTGTTTTTTTGCGATGTCTGCTTAATATTTTTCCATGCATCCTTACGCACCAGTCTCCGCTACTTTGACCTGGTGTCGGTCTACACACTACATATATTACTCTACTTGGTTTTGCCTTCTTCATATATATACCTCAAATTTTAACTATACTTTAACAACTTTTGTTTTGAAACTTGAAAGGTAACTTGCATATTTTTTTGCTTTTGCTCTTGTAGAAAAATATTTTATCCTGCTGTAATCATCATTACGGCAGGTGAGCCATTTTTTTTCTCCTTTTCTTTTATACATTACTTTGTATCTTGCCATTTATTTTTTCTCCTAATATTTTATTTATTTTCTTGGGTTTCGGCATCTGTATTTTTTATAACTATGTGGATACCTCTTTAGGTGAAAATTCCTCTTTGGTCTTTTCACACTTGGGCAACAATGTTTTCTCATATTTTTTCGACCTCCTATTTTTTTATATGACGTTTTTGTTTTTGCCTCCCCATCGGGAGTTTGTGAATTTGGCATCCCATCGCTCTTTGCCTTCCATGTGGTGTTTTACACTCATATTTGAAAGGGATACCATTTTTTTAGATGGATATTGTTTTGCTACATCTTTTCCTGCTTGTGTTAATTTTCCTTTTTTCTCCCATCCTAACATTTCACCAAATGGTGAATTAATTATGTCTGTTTCAGCCTCTTGTTTTGTATATTTTTTTGTTTTTTTCTTCGGCATGTTTACCTCTTATATTTTTTATACATGGGTGTTTTCATAAATTTCTTTTTAGCCTGGATCCACTGGTTTAATTCTTTCCTGGCTTTCTCTGCGGTTCTATGTCGATCTCCGATCACTAAAAGGTTTTTTCCTTTTACTCTGGGGTAATATCCTTTTTTGGTTTTGATCACTGCGAATTGATCTCCGCCGGCTGTCTTGGCTTTTCCTATGATCTTGATCCCGTAACTTTTCCTGCGCATCTACCATGACCTCCCGGTTTGCTCTTTGTATTTTTTCTTTGTCATTTTTTTGTAGTATTCCTGTCTTTTTTCTGCATGTCGGAGAGCATTGACAAATGCTTTACTGGATCCATATTTCTTTTTTGTCACTGGATTTCTGCCATGAGGCGGATATTTATGGAGACTGTTTGCTATTATGAATGCTCGATCTCCCCATTTTTTCCATTGGCTATGATAATATCTCCATGTATGTTTTACCATTTTTTTCCCTCTTTTTTTTCTTTATATGATAGGATCTTTTTCACTATCACTGTGTTACCTGGATGGTGAAATCTTTTCTTTAATTTCTTTCTTGCATCGGCTTTGTTTTTAGCATTGATCTGTGAGACTTTGGATCCATAGATTTTGCCTTTGTATTTCAGTGTTACCAGACCATAGTATCTCTGCATGTTAAAACAACCTGTCTCCGAATTTATGCAGTCTTACATGTGTGAGATCTGCTCCGCAGTTTCGACAGTAATGGCGCTCTGGATCATTCGGCACTCCACATTCCGGGCATGTTTTTTGTCTCATTATCTCACATCTATTTTTCCTTTGTAGTCTTTCACTCTCTTTGCAAGTCTGTCTATTTGATCGCAATCTGCGTATTTTGATTTTTTACGGGCATCCCAATAAGATCTCGCAACTACAACCTTATTGTATCTCCCGTTATGAACTCTAAATACTGGCATGTTTATCGGTGCCTCACATTTACTCTACCGGATCTGCCTTCATCGTAATCCTGGATCAATACTCCATAGCCTCTCGGCACTCCAGTAACTTTGTCCACTACTCCTTTATAGGTGTGAACTACGATGTATTTTTTACCGGATCTTTTTTTCTTTTTCATCCTTTTCACCTTTTTTTCCAGATCTTTCCGAGATCTTTATAATTCCTGTAACTAACGAGAAAACGTCTGCCTTTGTAATAGGGCTTACTACTCGTTATGTTAACATATTTCATCTCGGATCGTCTTTCAGCATTCCTGGCGATTGTCTCTGCTTGTTTATATGTGTCACAACCAACTACGAATTTATTGGTTCTGCCTTTTGCATGTCCCCATCCAGACATAAAACGATCTGTCATAGTGACATAGTATTTTTTCTTCGGGATGTCATCACTTGCTTTTTTTTCAACAATTACAACTGGCATTTTTTATTGCCTCCCATGAATAGGATCCCAGGGTTTTTTACTAACACATGTCAACCAACTGCCATAGTGACCAAAAACTCTGTAATAGTATCCTTTCTTCTTCATTTTTTTACCATAGTTTTGAGCATCTTTTTTTCTTTTGAATGTTCTATCTAATTTGTTAGACATGTTATAAACTCCAGAAGTTTTTTCTTCTTTTGATCTCTTTCTTTGATAGTTTTTTCTCGGCTTTCCATCCATCCATCCTGTAAACTGGGTTCATCCTGGATCCTACATTGTCATATCCGAAATTGTTTTCCCATTCCCATCTCTCATAGGCTCTGGTGCCTTCTCGCACTTTTACTTTTCCGCCGAGACTTGATACATTCGCCGAGATCCCTTTGCGGTTGAGAACTGCGTTAATAGCGTTATTTACATTCACCCAGTCATCCCAACTTAAAATTCTGCCTCGTCTCCCGCTATATGGGCTTATGTTATGTCCATGTTTTTTGATCCTTTCCTGTGAAAGCCGGATGTTGCCTATGCTAAATGCTGTAGATGTTGTCTGTCTGACCTCGCATGTGTATCCTTTTGCTCTTATTGCTTTGGCAACATCATACATGACAGTCTTGGGATTGACTGGTTTTCCATTTTTTCTTAAACTTGTAACCTTCATTATTTTCTCCTCCTAACAAAAATCCTATAAACTGTATTTCCTTGTGAGGTTTTTCCTTTTATTATCCGGTAATATGATTTTGCTCCGACACGACTTGCCGTCTTTGCCCATTGTTTTGCTCTTTTTTTACTCCTAAAAGATGTTAGAAATTGATATTTTTTTCCATCTATTATTTTTGGTTTTATTGCAGGTATTTTACCACAACCTTTTTTTGTTGTCTTTTTTACCGGTTGCATTTCCCAGGATGTTTGCATTCATAAACTTGGATCCTGGTTTACCAGATCCAGATTGTTTAAACATTTTACTATTGGATCCCATGAGTTTATTTCCTGTATTCCCCAGGAGGTTAATGTTGCTGTCCATGAGTTTTGTCCCAGTATTTCCCATAAAGTTGCTCTTTGACATTTTTTCATTGATACTCATATTCATAATTTTTGGAGATCCAGATCCTATGTTTTTTTCTCCGCTCTGGTTGAAAAACTTTGATCCGAAACCTCCTCCTCCGATCATCCCAGTTTTTTTACCGGATCTGTCTTCTTTCATGCTTTTACCGAAACTGATCGCTTTTTTCTTCGCTACTCCTGCAAGTTTTTTGAGTTGCGCTCTGCTTTTCTCCCGTCTGGCTTTCCGCTCCATCGGAGATCCACGTTTTTTGTCAATAGCAGATTTGAGTTTACTCGCTCCGCTTTTTAGTTTTTCTCCTGCCTCATAAGCCGGTGCATATTTCATATGGCGGATCTGGGTTTTTTTCTCTTTGATCCTCTGCTTTGTCTTTTTTTGAGCCTGCATTTTCTCCCATTTCTGTTGTTGCCGGTCTAACTCGAGATCTAACTCTTTTTCTTTGTCGGAGAGTTTGAGATCCTCCCGGTCTGTCCCTGCATCGTTAAGCAGGTCTTTTGGATCTGCATCTATCAGGTCTATATGTTCTGGTTCTCCCTCCTCGTATACCATGTCTGGATCTACATCATATTTAGAGTTGTCAAAAACTACATCGTCATCTGGGGTTGCCCATTCTGGTTGATCTGCTCCCTCTTTCCAATGCTCCGGGATCTCTGCTTTCTTCGGCATTTTTATCTGCCTCCTATACTCCCAGAGCGATTTGCAGTGTCACTATCAAGAGAATTACTAATACAAGCGTTGCCATAAGAGTTTCAGTTGTAACTCCCTGTGTAAACAGTAAACCTATGATCATAAGAACCGCTACAACTGCAACCAGGATCGGGATCACGTTATCCAGGAGGTTTTCTGTGGTTTCGCTATAGTTTGGGCTGTCATCATCATTCGGGTTGTCTGGATCCTCGAAATCAAGAGCGCCTCCCTCGATCCGGAGTATACCCCAGTTTGTAGTTGTATTCCATGCCTCCTCCATCCAGGTTTTGTTATCTGTCGCAGGTGTATTTGGAGTTGTATCATTTGTTAAATTCCAGTCTTGCCAGAAACACATCGCATCTGTGGTTTCATTATCATAGAAACCTATGCTTATGTTTACGCATTCACCGGCATCTGTCTCCCCGGAGATCAGATCCCAATTCAAAAAGAATTGATATGAAGGATAATCATAATCCCGGAACATTCTACCCCATGAGGCATCGTCTATTGTGTCATCTATGCTCCCGGATCCATACCAATAGTCAGGGCTGTCTGGGATTTTTTGTGTCCATCCTTGATAGCCATATATTTGTTCTGTCCCATCAACCCAGAATGTATAATCTGTCGCATCGTATCCGTCTCCGTCAAAGTCAAAGCGGAGCCTGCATGTATCATTCCATGTTAAGGCTGTGTCGTCATCGTCTATTGTGCCATCGAGTGTGTTAAAAGCAACTACTATAAGGATATTATTCGGGAAATATTCATCGTAACTGTCCCAGAAATCATCGAAATACTCCTCGAAAAAGTCATCCCATCCTGTCGTAAGAATACTGAATATGTATACTGTGTCATTCTGGGATCCTGTTTTTGAGGCATCGTAACTTTCATTATAAAAACTGGTGACATCCCACTGGTTTATTGCATCTCTAAAAGCGGTTGTGTGATTATAGAAATCTAATTCACCCCAACTTAAAACCTCTGTAAGCATTGTCTCTGCATCAACCTGTGGAACTCCAATATACGGTATCTGCTCATCGACTGTGTGACATTCTGTGTCGTAATCATAACTTAAATTCCAGAAAAAGATCCTTCTAAATTCTGTTACTCCATCTGCGGTGTGTGTGTGGTTTGCTCCTATCCCTGCATACCATGACTGATCGGATGTCCCACTATACATTGAAAATGCATCATCTATCATCCATGTTCTCGGTTCATCTCCATCTGTAAGCCAGATTTTAAACCTGGCTGTGCAATTCATATCATCCCCGGTGTCATAATCTCCCCAATTCCATTGAGCCTTAACCCGGGCAAATGTCTCCCCGGAATAGAAATCAATTTCTTGCTGTCCAGAGTAATCTGTCGCATTGCTCACATTCGCATCCCAATCATTTGCTGTCGTATTCCAATAGTAATTTGTCCCATCTACATGATAAACAATATACGCTCTCGGTGCAACTCCTGCATGTGAAATATAATATTCCATTGCATAAAAACGAGTTGTCGGCAGAGTTGTATCAAGTGTTTGGATAGCGGAGATCCCATGTGTCGGATCCGATGTTAAAACCTCAAATGTTTGAAACCATCTTTGACCTATGGTTGTTGAATTGATCGAGACATTATAGGCTTTGCCTGTGCAATTATAAAGCCATAATCCACTGTAGTTGTCGGCTGTCCATACGTCATCTGCGGTTTCATCCCAATCGCATATCAATGTCCCATCTGCCACGTTTTCCCAGACCGCAAGACTGCCGGTTTGTGCCATTACTGCCGATGTTACAAAAGTCATTATTAGCATTACCATAATAAAAAATGGCAAAAATTTTTTCTTATCTATTTTCATCTTTTTTTCACTCCTTATTTTGCAAAATAATTAGAAATAGATAATATAGTGAGGTTTATATAAACCCTAACATGGAGCGTTTACTAAAACCTATATGGAGAAAAAAATTAAAAAAAGTTGAATGGAGGCATTATGATCATCTGGTTTATTTGTCTCCCTAATTGTTTAATTGTCTCCTCTAATTCTATAATTTTTTGATTATTTATATAACCAAAATAAGCGCTTGCGATTGAGCAAAGGATCACGATCAAAAAATACATGTCGAGAGATCTTTTTAAAAACATGACTTTTGCCATTTGGTTGTCAACCCATCCTTTAAGTGTGGATCCTAACTCCTCTGGAGCGATCCCCTCACGACCTGTCTCCTCAAAAGTCAGGGGTTGCATGCTATTTATATCTATAAACATTGTCGGCACACTCTCTGTGACTGTTACAAAACTATCTGGATCTAATGCCTGTTTTTCTGTTGCTTGCTCTCCGTCTTTGTCTAATTCATAGATCCCGCTTTTTGTGAGCGCCCAACATTTGTTTTTAATCCAGATCAGATCCTCATCAAAGTTTTTGATCCTTGTAACTATTTTTTTTCCTTTGCCTACAAAGTTTACAATCCCAAAATTTTTTCTCCCTTTTGTCATCTTTCGCATGATTTTACATCGCATGAATGGATCCAGGAAAACCCATCCGAGTATCATCCCCAGTGGTAAAAAAAGAGAGCAACCGAGTAACAAAACAATTACCTGGATACTTTGATCATCTGGGTTTTGAGTGAACATTAAAAAAACAAACATTACTGCTATGAAAGCAAAACCTATAACAAATTTTTGTGCATCAATAAGCCTGTTATGCTCACCTGCCATGATCCGTTTTCTTTCTTTTCTGCCTGCCTTGACTTTCTCGATGAATTTCTTTTTAACTGTCTTTTTTTCTTCATCTGTCCATTCTGGTTCTTTTTCAAATTTTGGTTTTGGTTTTTTTTCTGTTTTTATAGTTTTTTTTTGTTGATCCATTTTTGATTTTACTTTATCAAAATAACCAGTTTTTTGTTTTTCTGGTTGCGGATCCGGCTCTGGCTCCGGCTCAAAATCAACTACTTTTTCTGTTATGTTATGTTTGGCTAAAACCCGATCTATTTCATCAAGTTTTGATAAATGACCATCTTTTTTTATTTCTTTTTTCTCCTCTAACAATTCGTCAAAACTACCCATATATATTGTCCTCCTGCGGAGTTAAAAAATCTTGAATGTTTTTCTTTTTCTTTTTCTTTGGGGGGATCGGGAATGAAAAACCAGGATCTACAAACTCTGGCTCCAGAAAACTTTGCAGAGATCTTTCTTTTCCTTTGAGAGCAGACGTCATCCGGAGTTGCCCTTTCCAACTGTAATAAAGCGGTTTAAAAAGCCTCATAACTCCATTGGATCGGAGCGCCATGTCATAAAGCCGGGTTATAAAATGAAAATCTCTCTGATAAAGGAGCATAGTGCGGTTGCCCTGGATGTTGCTTAAAACAATATCTGCATCAAGCAAGTCTCCAAAATTGTTTACCTCTTTATGTGGTCTGTTGAGCAACTGGTATTGGTGAGCATATGGATCTGTCGGCATATTGGCATAAAACTGTGTCTGTGCGACATAATCTCCAAAACCTTTTTCTTTGCCTTGTTTACTTTCGAGATCCGCTATTTTCCGGCGCTGTATCTCTATAACTTTTTCTAACTGGCGCTGTCTTTCTCTCTCCTCACTCATATAGATACTATATTCTCAATAGACTATTTAATATTTTTCTATTTTCTATTTCTGCCTCTGCCTTTGGATCTTGTTTGACTGCATCCTCCTCTGCCTTTATTGGCTCGGGTTCCTCTGCCAGATCCATCTCGTTTTGGCACTCCTTTTTTCATAAAAAACCTCCTTATTGTTTTTTCTTTTTGAAAGCAAGTAATATTAGGATCGCAACTGCTATTGTTAAAAAGAATAAAAACATGTCTCTTTTTACTAATACAACCTGGCTGTCTATTTCGTCTTCTCCGCATGGGCATTCTGAAAGATTATCTGCGGTTGTAAAATTAAAAACATCGGATACCTCATAGTCTCCAGTGATCATGTCTGTGACATTAATATACCATTCATATGTAGTATTATATTGCATCGGTTTTTTCATTGCATCCAGGATTATATGTCCATAGTCAATATAACTCCTAAAACAAATCCCATAAAGATGCGCAACATCTGAAAGGTTATCGTTTGGATCGTTGCCATCTCTCTCCAGATTAAAATGAATGCATCTGTCACCTGCAACAATTTCTGTTATATCAAATGTTGTCATTGTTAAACCATCTGTTGTTGCAGATGAAACTGGTAAAACATCCCGATAATATTCACAACCTGCGGATGTATCCTCATCAAGTGCTGTTATGTCATATGTTAAATTCCAGTTGCATTCTTTTGAGGCTGTCGGTGAAGACCATCCTATATCAAGATTTACGGGATATGAAAGATTTATATGGGCGGGGATCCTTACGTTAAAACTTATTTCTTCTTCCTGGTTATCTGAAAACTCCCATGCACAACTGCATCCCTGTTTAACAAGAGTTGCAGGTTTTACTCCCGGTGCCTGGATCCCACTGGCTCCTATCCATTCTCCTTTTGGTTCCGGTTCTGGTTCGAGAAAGGTATCTGACAAACAAAAACAATATGTGCCATTTGTGATATTAGAATATTTATTTGCAACATAAAATGATCCACCAATTTCCCGGAGGTAAATTGTTGCATTCATCGGGTTTCCGTTTTCGTTATTGATCCCTATACACATTGTATCGCAACATGGGCAGACATCGGTTGAGTTATGATCTGGATGTATAAAAAAAAGTGGGCATTCCTCTGCTCTGAAATTACAAAGAGAGTAACTTGTCCAACTATAGTTTTGTTGCGGGCAGTTGTATTCTGCGACTACCCGCCAGATAAAAAGTGTGCGGATGTCCCCGTCAATAGAACATGTCACATTATCATTCCAGGCGCAATAAGTTGTTGTAGTTGTTGCAAGATCCCATTCTGCATATGCCTGCCATCCTGGCAGTGACCAGTTAAGCCAATAAAAAGTAATGTTTGCATAGCATCCACTGGGGATCCAAATATCGACACATGTTTGCACTCCTTTTGCAGTGATCACAACATCGGTCTCCCCGCATTCTGGTGAATGATTATCAATATAGGATCCAACTGCTTGTAAACTCGGCATTGATAATAAAAAAATCAACATGACCAAACTAAAAAATTTTTTGATCATGGCATCAACTCGGCTTTGGCTTTTTTATCAAATTCGCATAAATAATGTATACTGCAAAGCCTACAAAGGATAAACCGAAAACCAGGCTATAGGTGCCATATTCCAATGTTGCATCGTCATATGTCCATGTAACCGTTGTTGTGGATCCACTGTCAACAATGGTTGCTCCTGCCTCGATCTGGATCCCGCCGACAATTATAAACAGACCAAAAAGTAATAGTATAATTCCTGCCATCGCTCCGAAAATCTGGTTGTTACTGATTATGTTTGCAACTAAAAAAATTACAAAAAATACGATCCAGACTGCAAGCATTATATCTATCATGTTTTCTATATCCTCTATAACCTACATAAACTTTTTTAAAATAGAATGAAAAGGGAGATCCGATGATCTCCCAAAGTTGCTGAACGGCTTTTACCCTCCTACCAAAATTTCTAAATTAATAGAAACTTACGATAATGAGGATTAAAGCGACTGCAATTAACAGTGGCAATAACTCAACTATTGTTGCAGTTGTGCCTGTTAAATTCGCATCGTCAACAATATCTTGGACTACTGGTATTACAACTGCAACTGCAATTATAATTATGACCATTAATCCAATGAAATTTTGGGTTACTTGGGCTTTAAAGCCGGATTTAGTCTCACTAAACATGGTTGCCTCACGACCTCCTTATCGAAATTACTTCTGCTTTCTTATTCTGGGTGCAGAGCCGAGTATCCCATAGTTTGCAAACAATAATTGAGAAATATGTATTGCATGAGGTTTATATAAACCCTAATATTACAATTTAATAATGGTTTTCCCCCGGCGGATCAAATATCCTTTCTCCTGGAGATGACTTATTATTTTATTGCTGTCATCCTCGCTAAAGCGCATCCTATAAAGATCTTTTCTAAAATCGCAGACTTGTATCGTGGATCCATTGTTTTCCAGGATCTCACCTACTATTTTTTCCATTACCGGTGAAAGACCGGTTTTTGTAAATGACAAACTTTCCTCACCTACCGATTAATAAATTTATGGAGCGCTAAACCAACAAATAAACCCAGGAATAATGCAATAAATATTTTGAGATCTGGCACAAACTCAAAGACTAAAAACATTGACGGGATCAATACAACCGATCCGATGAGCATGCCGAGACCGAGAATAAGTGTAAATACAAAGAAAAATAAAAATATGATACCTGCCAGTATTAGATCAGATCCCATGAGGTTGTGCATTGATTGATATATGTCATGGAATATGTCCCCGGAGGCAGTTAAAACAACCATGCCTTGTAATAGATCCATTTATGTCCTGCCTCCTGTAATAAAATCTATGATCGCCAGGAATAAAAACAAATTGAAAAATACTACAAGTAATGCATCAATTGGGATCCCTCCTGCGACATCTCTTATTTCTCCGCTAACTGGTGAGATCGGAAAAATAAAAATATTTGCAAAGATTGTAACAAAAACAATTGGGATAATATATGCAAAAGCCTGTGCGCCTCCTGCTTTTCCTACCAGGAGCATCCCGGCTCCAACAATAATGGTTCCTACAATTGCCATGATCGGGTTTTCACTGGCTGACGTAAATAGGCTTTTGATCCCGTTTATCATCATGTCTCCTATGCCTTCATCTATGGCTCCTTCTTCTTCTATGCCTTGCTCTCCAGATCCGATGTCTCTGCCGGTGTAAGATGTCCATGCATTTGTAAATCCCATAAGGTAACATATAGCGATCAATCCGAACATGATCATTACAAATGCACTTATCAATCCTTTATATTTTTTCTTCATTATATCCGGCTCCAAACAAATAATGCAAGCGTATAAACAAGAGCAGTTATTACCATGATCACCCATCCACTTATTTCTGCAACTGCAAGATCTGGTTTAAGCATGAGACCAACTGCTATTATTCCTATGCCTACATATCCTGTGCCTACTCCTGCAATTGGCAGTAAAAATGCCATGACTATCGCACTAATTATTACCAGTGCAAGAAAATAAGCCCAGTCTGGTATTAATTCAAAGACTGGAGATGTTCGCAGACCTCCATAGTCAAGAAAGAAAATACTTGATCCTGTCTGTGTTACCTCGTATGGATCGCAATCCTCTTTTTTATACCAACATTCAATTTTATATTTACCAGTAATGTTTGAAATGTTTACGTTTTGAACTGTGTAACTTATGGATCCTCCGCTTGGTGAGGTTGATATGTTTTGACTGTAGAGCAACTCCCATGCTCCGGAGGTTTCATTGTAATAATAAATTAATGCTTTAAACCATTCAAGAGCGTTTGTGCTACTTGAAATATTGAAATAAAAAGTAAAATTACCAGTCTGGTAATGGTTATCTGGTTCTATGCTCCAGGTGATCCCA